AGCTTTTTCCATAATACGGCGAGCTTTATTACGCTCGGCACGTTTCTTTTTAACTGCTGGCGTACCGTCATACATTTCATATTCATGTTTATATGGTCTTGGCTTGTTCACATAGGGCATATCGGTCTCCTTCTTTGCGGAAATAGTAGACCGAACCATCGGTCAATACTATATATTTTATTCCACTTTGGGGGTCGTCACCAAGCATATCCTTTAAAATACCCTCGATTTCGGCTTTATTAGGGGGGTCAGAGTTAACCCAACCAGCAAATGGAATAGGCTCGTTCATTTAATCCTCTTAGCTATTTCACGGTTTACGTACCAGACTGCCTTGCGTAGATCTTCTACATCATTGCCTTTTTCATCAGCACGCCATATGTATTTCATGGCATTACCTAGATTGAACCCCATATGTTCAGTAATCTGAATACATTCAACCCCGCTTGGATGGCTGGTGTAATGCTTGGGATGATTAACCATATCATGCTTTTGGTTAGTTTCGGGATAACACATAAGGCACTTTTGTCCTCTAGGAAAAGCCCTACTATGTTCCGTACAAAACTCTAGGTCATTAGTCGCCATAATTAAACTCTTGGTAAGTAACCGCTAAATACATATGACCCAGTATGGGATAACTGCGCCCACGGAGCCGCCCAAATTCTATAGCCTGCTTCTCTAGCAATCTTGCAGAAGTGATAATCTTCCGACAACAAACGATTACCCGAAGTAGTATCAATGCTGGTAGCAAAGTATTCTTTAATTACTTTTTTCTGTGTTTGGTCATCGGTAACTGCAAACATATCGTTAATATACTCAGGTACCTTATCTGCTAAGCCTTCAAGTACTTCACGTTTAATTAACATAAATCCTGTACCACCATTTGCAATTTCAACAACGTCGGAAATGTTTGCCGCAATTTCTTTTTCATAGTTAACAGCATTAACTACAAAGATACCTGTATGATCTTTAAGTTTTTCTGTAGGAACACCTGCTTTAACCGCAGCTTCTACTTGAACCCAGTTAATTTCTTTTTTAGGATACATACCGCAAATAATATCTTTGTCGGCGTGAACCATAGGAATAATATCTTGTGGGTTAAATCCAATATCTGCATCAATAAACATTAGATGTGTGCAATCAGTATTCATAAAGTCATGAGCTAGATTATTGCGGGCACGAGTAATTAAAGATTCATTCATCATATGGGCATACTGCATACCAATCCCTGCGCTACCAAGCGCACCAGGCATGAGAAGCATACCTAATGTATATGATCCGTTACATAACCCACCATACATGGGGGTGGCAATAAATAAAGATTTATTATTTCCCATATAATTCATTTCCTTTTAAATAAAATTGCTCTTGGTTTGGCTTTGTCATGCGGTAGTTTACTGTATGCAAATCCGTGCAGCCAAAGTTAGGGTATCGACTACTGGCTTCTTTATATAGATTTTTATCACCGTCATATGTACGAACTAAGTCAAACATTTTATGGGCTATCTGACTAATCACACAATTCTTGAATAAATAACAGTTCATATCCACAAAGCATCCGCTACCCACATGGTAGCTAGGGGTTTTCCCTAAGCTATCGCAGTTATCATCAAATAAAAAATTGCCTTCTTTGTCTACAATACGGCGCAATGAATAACACCAATCCCAGTTATTATTTTCTAGTGCTTTAACCATAGACGGTATATGCTCAGGCTCAAACCAGTTATCTTCATCCAAGAACATAATGTAGTCGGCATTAGTTAGCAAAGGTAGAGCTGCATTGATACGATAGCCATTAAAGAACCCTGTATAGGGTAAACCATTAAAGCCTTGTGTTGGTGTGCCAGTATTCTCAGGAAGAACAATTAGCTTTTGATTATATGGGTGGGCTTGAATCATACTTACTGCTCTTTGTGCATAAGCAACACCATCAACTACAATCCAATGCTCGGCATCCATACCTACGCTGTGCATAGCCTGTGGCAAATAGTCAGTAGCAATAGTCGGCGTTATAACTGCTAAGCGTTTCATTTCTTTTGCACCGCCAGTTGGTAGTTAGAAAACACTAAATCATATTGACCTTCAAAGGCTGATAAAAAAGCATCGATACCTTTTTTAGTGTCTTCGTGTGGATACTGGTAATCATCAAAGAGCATTACACCGCCTACTTTTAATATCCCCCATGCCATACAAGCATCAGTAAGAGCGACATCAGGAGCGTGGCTACCGTCCACATAAATAAAGTCAAACGCATATCCAAACCCAATCATTTCGGCTAATGCTTCATACGATTCCATACGCATCAAAGATACTGTTTGCCCTGATGTTCTTTTAGCTAAGTTGGTATTACTCCAAAACCTAGTCTCAACCGCTTGGAAGTCTATGCCACCATGTTCAACGCTACCGCTAAACGGGTCAACACAAACAATGCTACCTTTATCTGATAACCCATTTTGTAATAGCCAGCAAGTAGCACGGCCCTCAAAAGCACCTATTTCTAAAAATAATTTCTTTTCAGGCAATCGTGCCATGCAAGATTCAAAGTTACCGATGTTGTGGCTAAACCAATCTTCTGTAAAGTTCAAAATAATGCCTCCTCAAATTCAAATTTAGGTTTTTCTACGGCTGTTCTTTTGTAACTCCAGCCATTCCTTAGTGATACTACTGCGAGTGCTTCTTCCTTTCGACTTACCGTACGCATTAACTCGCCTGATTCGTCGAAAAGTTGGTATAGCGTTCCACACTTCATATGGTTTTATCCCTGGCTTTTTGTTTGGTAGTCGGCGAAGTACGTCATCAATAATTTCTATAAACAGTTGACGACTGATCCGCATATTGTGCAATTAGTAATAGAGCCATCAGGTTTAACGATAGTAACAATGTCGCAGGCAAATACGCATTGCGAAAGCACTAGGGCTACAAGTAACACCGCCAATAAAATATATCCTTTAGTCATTCTTTTTTCTCCTTGATTTAACCGCAACGATTCCTACTTCTTGTTCGGGTTCAGCTTTGCGTGCTTCAAGCATGGCATCTGCGGTTTGATATGCAAGAAATGTTAGTTTTTCCATTTGTTGTGGTTCGTAAATCCCCTTAATATCATGCAGTAAGCCGTTCAAAGCAAACATCGCAAAGCAATCCCTTAAATCATTCTCGTTCATTTCCAATGCCCTTTTTCATTATGTTCGCAGTCTTTTACTGGGCAGAACTTCCTGCAAGTAAAGTTAGGCTTAGCATTCCATACATCATTAGCATGAGCCGCTTCCATTTTGTCTATTTCCTGCAACCAAGTAATCCATTTCTGTGGTGCTTCTTCTTTACTATATTTAGCCTTGACGAATTCCTCGCACACCACAAACGCCAAACCTGCTTTAACACGCTCAACCTGCGGGAAGTGTTTAAATACACATAGCGCCATAAGCTCAAGTTGTTTAGTGTCGGCGTATTGCGCAGACTTACCTGTTTTGTAATCAATAATATGGGCAAGGTTATCCTCAATAATAATTAGGTCGGCAATGCCTCTGTACCAGACATTGGGGTCAAAAAAGCCGCATGGTTTTAAGTCTTGAGTCAAACCCATTTTGTATTCACAATGCTTCTCACCTGGTATTGCTTTTAGTACATCCAATACTGGAGAAAGGAATGAGTATTTCTCGGGTACCGGTGTTCCGTCTTTAATGTGCAACTCAGCCGCTTCATGCACCAGCTTCCCGTAAGTAAGATGCTCGGCTTCGGGCTCAACAATATCCTTTAATACTCGCAGGCGATAGTATTTGCGGGGGCATTGCTGGAACAAGCCTAGTGATGAATACGACCAAGTAAAACTCATTCGTTTGTCTCAACCCAGCTTTTAACCGCACCTGACATCAAGCGCATCTCTGCCTGAGCATTTAAACAATGTTCGTATGCTGACTGATAATTTCTTTTTATTAGTGCTTCATGTGCCATTTTGATTTCTTTCATCGCTTCTAAATACATACTTGAATACTCTATAGTTCCCATTCTTCAATAGCCTTTTTCTTACTGCAATCACCGTAGGATTTACCTACACCAAGTTCGCAAGCCAAAGGGAGTTCTTGAGCCCACTTTGGTCTCCATTTCATACACTCATCAATATACAGCATTGCAGACTTAGTTTCATCTTCGGGGACGACAGCCATCACCGCATCGTGTACGGTTAAGACTACCTTGTAACGCTTGGCTATACGAAGCATTTGCTCCCCGATTACACACCTTGCTAGGGCTTGGCACACATTCTCTACTACTTTCCCACCATAAATCTTTATCCGACCACGTCGGGATGCATAAGAGTACTGACCGTCGTTATCTCGTTGAAGATCTGCGTAGTTGAGGAAAAGACCACTTGGGAGTAAAAAACCATGCTCCGTAACGGTAAGTGCTTGCGCTTGATGCCCCACTTGACAAGTTTTTTTAGTTCTGAGCGCTTCAAGGGCACTACCAGCTTCTTGCCACAGTCGGGGAATGAAAGGGTATCTAGATCGATAGACTTCGATAACCCTAGCCGCCTCCGCATCAGGGATTTCCACGCCAAAAGTTCTGAGTTGTATCCCAAACTTGGTAGCGCCCATGCCATACCCCGCACCGAGGATTGTCGTCTTACCCACGAACCTTTCTCCCGAATCGATTTCATCTTCTGTCTTATTGTAGATAGACGATGCCATGATTTTGTATACATCTTCTTTCCTTTCAAAGGCTTTGACCAAATCGTTTTGATTCGAGAGCCATGCAACGATACGAGCTTCAATTTGAGAAGAGTCAGCATCAATGAGTGTGTATCCGTCAGGCGCAATTATTGCCTCCTTTAAAAGCGATTTTCTTGGGAGGTTTTGAAGGTTAAGCTTATCGTCACCACCCCAACGCCCTGTATGGGCGGCATAATATCTAAGCGGTACTGGCATACGCCCTCGTTTAGATATACTAATAAATCTTTCCGTTCTTGTTTCTTCAAGGGTAGACTTTGTGCCCAAGCGAGCAGCAACAACCGCCTGAACTCTTTCATCAGGATGTTCTGCCAGCGCTTTAAAACCCTCATCAGATTTTGCAAAAGCATATGTTTCCTTTCCATTAGCTTGACTTATTTTCATTGGTGGTTCAACACCCAGCGATATTAGTAGTTCTGCTAACTTCGGATTGGACATTAGGGTATCCTTGTCTGCTACGCAAGCATCAAGTAACTTTTCTTTCCTGGCTTTAACTTGCATCAGATGTTGTTCAAGTAGCGCCGTGTCTAAAAATAGAGTCGGCTCTGAAAACATTTTGATGGTTAGGCTAATTAGCTTTAGCTCTGAGAGGCTAAACCTATGCAGTAGTGTATTAAATAAGCTATACGTTAGCTCCACATCGTTATTACAATATCCACCGTATGCGCTAAGATCATCGACGCTAAAATCCGCACGCCGCTTGTTGATCGCTTGTAATACTTCTGTCCCTTTTCGTCCCAAGTTATAACGCTCAACAAGTTTAGCAAGGGAGTTTCCAGCTTCCAAACCATCTGTCGAACGAGCCATGCTAAGCGTGTCCAGCCAAGCCATTGGTTGAATACCAAACCGCCAAGACAAAATAGCTGAGTCAAACATAGCATTATGGGCAAGAGCAAAAGAACTACTCCAGTCGTAGTTATGCAAGAAAGCCAATAGCTCTTCGTGAGAACCGCTAAACCATTTTGTTTCATCATCATTCTCCTTTATAGATACACCAATAACCTCAAAGCGATCATCACGCACATACTCTTCAGTCGTCAGCTTCGACAAACTAAAGTCCTGTGCGTAATAGGTCTCAAAGTCGAGGGTTAAAATATTCATTTCTTTTTTGTAGCTTTCTCTTTTAATGCTTTTAATGCTTCTAACTTGGCACGAATATCACGCATTTCTTGCACATCATCCATCAAGTCATTAACGATTAGTTCTAGTTCTTCCGTGTATCTTTTTAGCATGTCGTGGCATGCCCATACCGCACCGCTATGTGGGTCTTGTAAGTCTTGTGCAATCAATTCCAACACATGCTTTACACACGCTATGTTGGTTTGTAGTTCATCTATCTTGTTTGCTTTTTCATAAATACTCATTTCTCTTGTGCCTTTTCTGTTTTAATGGCAAAGAAATTACCGACAATTTCCACCTTCTTTCCTTCCCAGTTTTTCCTAAGATATTTTTCACGTTGCTCATGCCGTTTGATGACTAACTGCTTTTCTTCTTCAGTCCAATCTTCTGCATCACCCGACACCATAAAGTCGTATTTAGTCATTTTTCCTGTGCCTTTCTTAGTATTGCTCTAGCAAAAATAATGTTTTGTTCGCCTGTGTCAGTTTCCATGCCACTCCAAATTTCAATTATTTCCTCATCTGTTAGGTCTTTGCTGGGATGGGTGTAGAGTGGTTCTGCGCCTTTTACTGGTGCTTGGTAAATATTCCAATGCCCATCTGTATCTTTGCTTCTCCACGCTACTGGTTCATTGTTCATTTTGTGCCTTTCCAGTTACTAATTCATCAATTAGCCTTAACTCAGCTTTTAACACCTCTATTTCAGCTTGTTGCTCTACTACTTTTGCATAAAGTTTGTCGTGATTAACAAGTAAAGAATAGTATTCAGCTTGTTGCTGGCGTAGCATGGTGGCTGCTTGTTCTCTTGTGCCACCTTCCCAATGACCTTGCTCTAATTTATCAGCTATTTCATTTGCGTTCAT